ATAACAAAGAAAATTATGAAAGGTATTGGTACAAATGAGAAAAAAAAAGTTTGATGCAACAAATGCAATAAAAGTTTTAATTACACCTTGGGATAAAGGCTTTACCTGTGGAATAGTTATGGATAGTAAAGCCGCAATGACTACAGAGCAGTATGAATTATGCTCTACTATTGCAAGAGGCATGATTAAAATGGCAACATCAGATCCTCAAACAACATTTATGTATGGGCTTCGTGGTTTTGCTGATGATAAAAAAAGTAACAAACAAGATCTAGCAATTAATTCTGTAGCAGAGTTTGATAGCGAAGATAATGTTATTGATTTTATTGAATACTTAAAAAACAAACGTGATAAGGAGTTAAACTAATGGCAACACATTTAGTAATAGGAGACCCTCATTGTACTCCAAAGGCAAACAATGACAGATTTTTATGGGCAGGTAAATTTGCACATGATCTGAAACCAAATACCATAATATGCATGGGTGACTTTGCAAGTATGGATTCACTATCTAGTTATGATAAAGGTAAGAAATCATTTGAAGGTAGAAGATACAAAAAAGATATAGACCATGTTCATGATGCATTGGAAAAATTTAACAAAGGTCTCAAAGGAAGACGACCAAGAAAAATCATGCTACTTGGTAATCACGAAGATAGGATAGATAGAACAACAGATGAAATACCAGAACTTGAAGGAACAATTAGTACAGATGATTTTAAATTTGAAAGTTTTGGTTGGGAAGTTTATCCATATCAAGAACCCGTTGTGGTTGATGGTGTGTACTATTGCCACAACTATCCTACTGGTGTCATGGGGAAGCCTATTAGCGGTGACAATGTTGCTCGTTCTTTATTAATAAAAAATAAAGTATCTTCTACTGTAGGTCACATACATACATTTGATTATGCTATGTGTTCTTTACCATCTGGTAGAAAACTTATGGGATTATCTGCAGGATGTTACTTGCATCATAAAGAAAACTATGCTAAGAATACACAGCAAATGTGGTGGAGTGGACTTGTAGTTAAACGTAATGTAGATAAAGGTGAGTATGATCTTGAAATGATTGAGTACAACACAGTAAGGAGAAAGTATGGTAAAAGATAAAAGAGTATATCTAAAAAAAATAGATCATGATAATGATTTATCTTATGAGAATGAAGTAAAGTTTGATAGTGTAAATTCACCTGCACATTATATGCATGGTAAAAAAGAAACTATAGATGTCATTAGAGATTGTATGGAGGGTGATGAGTATCATGGATATCTTAAAGGTAATGTTTTAAAATATGTTTCAAGATATAAATTTAAAGGTGAGCCATTACAAGACTTAGAAAAAGCACAATGGTATTTAAACAGACTAGTAAAGGAGGTTAAACATGGGAAGAGTTAAACAAGCACTACTTGAAGTAGAAGACTTTGTAGCAGGTTGTCTAGGGGAAGGTAGAACATTAAACCAAACAATAAGAGATGCAGAAGAAGCATTTAAAACAATGGATAATACATACTTACTTGATGCAGATTTTATTGAGGATAAATATTATCAATTTAAGGGGCAACAATGAGAGAGGCATTTTTAGATGCATTGCATGATAAATATACAGCACAAATATCTGATGCTAAAGCTAAAGCTATTGTGTATTTAGATAACCCTGTTGCAATTGGGGAGCACCCACAATTTACAGAAGAGTTAGATAAATTAATAAATATTATCTCTGCTGCAGAAGAAAATATAAAGACAATAGAAAAACAATTTGGAGAACATAATGACTAAAGAGAAAGGACAAAGCAATACAGGATCTAGAACATATCTTATAGATTCAATACAATTACAAGATATAATGAGGTATCTGATGAGCAGACCATATGCAGAAGTTGTAAAACTTATGAATATGTTAGGTACTTTAAATCAATTAGATCCTAACATTGGTGCAGACTTTGTTAAGAAACAAGCAGAGGGAACTAATGCAAAAAAATAATGTAAATAAACATACAGGTTTATTATTTGAATTAAAGATTGGATTAAATAAAGACAATGCTATTGTAATTGATTATGGAGGAAAGCCAGTAGGTAAAATAAGAGAAGCTTTAAAAGAATATAAGTATCAAGCTAATCTATGTGCTGCAATTATTAATCATGCAAACTCTGTTAGTAAAAAATTAGAAGATGATATTAAACAAATGATACAAAAGATTTAAAGTTTTGGTATAAGTGTCGCCAAAAAAAAGGCTCCCTAAAAGGAGCCCTTAATGTTGCCTACTGGGGGAAGTTAACGCTTCCCCTTTTTTATTTCTTAGCTATTGTATTTTTATTTATACCTTTTTTTATTATATAATTTTGAGTACCATTAGCACCTGTCTCTACTTCTTTTTTTAAAATTTTAAATAGTTCTCTTTGTTTTTTATCTTTATTTTGTTTAACTACATAAGCATTAATAAGTTTAGTATCTCTCATAATTTTTATATTTTTGTTTTAATTTAATTGCTATATTAAACAAACCTTTCTTTCTACATTTTTGTATAATACATTTAAGTCTAAATATAAAAGAAGTTTTTCTATTCAATTATTAACAATTCCATGCTCTTAAAGCTTTATTTATTCTACTCTGTGGATCTCTAGCAGTTTTAGCAGAAGTAAGTTTCTTCTTCATTCCACGCATACGTGCACAAAAACTAGCACGTCTTGGGTTACCAACTTTTTTACTAGGTGCTTTTAAATTACCACCTGTTTCTTTGTTATAGCTATCACGACCTTTTTGATTTAATCCACCAGAAGGATTCTTACCTTCTTTTCTAGTCCATGCTGCTTTAGCCATTATGCATAACTCCTATATTTTTTTACCTTACTTGCTATATTCTTAGGCTGTTTAACAAATTGTTTACCTGCTGCTCTACCTTTTCTTTTAGCTGCAGTTGTAGCAGCATACTCAGAAGATGATAAAGATTTTATAGCTTTACTTGGTAAGTATCTTTCACCTGTTTTGCTTGATGGCTTACCAGATTTTGTTCTCCAATCTTGTTTACCCCAAGCCTTAAGAGATCTTTGACTTTTTGCTAACGCCATTTTTTTTCTTTCCTTTATTAATCTTTGCTAATATTTTAAAATCTTGTTTATCTAATTTATTATTTTTATTAAAATCTAATTTTCTTTGTTTACCTACAATTCTAGCCATGTCTGTATTTCTCCCTCCAATAATTTTTTCTTTCAAGTAATCTAATTTTATATTCTAAATCACTTATACCTAAAACTTTTTTAATAAAAGCTATCATGATTTATACCCACCACCTGCTTTTTTATAAGCTTTAGCTAATGCTTGTGCTTTTCTAGCAGACCATTTACCTGCTGCTGTACCATGTGTATTTGCAGCTTTAATCCTATTAAAGATTTGTTTTCTTTTAGTAGGTTGAGTATAATTATTTGCCTTGTTTACTGTCATCTTTTAACTCCGTATATTTGTAGTCGTAGCTACCTTCTTCATGTTCATCAGTGATCCATTTAGATGTAGTTTCTACAGACCATATGTTGCTATTTACTAGTCTATTTATAAGGGGTTTTGAAGGATCTGCTGCCATTGATGGGTCAAAGATCCTTAGTCTATTGTTGGGTTGTATTGCGTAATTACCATCATCTAGTTCAATTACATGACCACACTTATGTTGATCTGGTTTCTCTGCATAACCATAATTTAATTCGTTATAGTCTCCTGCACACCAATCAATTGTAAATAAATAAATACCTTCTCTATCTACTTTACGTCTTGATATATATTTCATCTTACAACCTGCCATTTGATAGAAAGTTGTAACACTTACATTGTGACTAAATGAATCCCATAAACATAACTCGTCTAAAGGTAATTCTTTTGTATTAGGTTTTTTACAGAATGCTGATATAGGTGCTCTCCACCATATGCCACCATCTGTCATCATAAAATGAAACAGTGGTGTTTGTTTAGGTAAAGATGTAAATCCAAATACTACGCATTCAAAGTATTTATCATGTGAATCTTTTTGATCTCTTAAAAAATTGCCACGAACATAACATTCTATGACAGGTATATTTGCATTTAAGTAAGCCATTCTGTATAATCCTTTCCGTTATATAATAATGATTGTTTTCTATTTTCTTCTTTACTATAAGAGCAATGCACCCATCCGCTTGAGGGGTCATCTGGATTATAAAATTCTAGTATAAGTTGATCATACACTAGATTATTTTTAATGTACTTTGCTAATTCTTTATTGTCGACTCCAAAACATTCGAAGTCTGCCGCTTCTCCACGTGCATGCTGTGATGTAGTTTTGCTACCTATTGCTTCACATAATGCTTCACTACGATAGCCACTAGATATTGAAATTGGTTTACCAAAGTGTCTACGTGTAGGTTCTAATATTTGTACTGCTAGTTCAGTTAAATTTTCTATATGTTCCAACGTAGGTTTATTATTAATTCCCTTACGTAATGCTGTTTGAGATTGTGTTAATTCTCTTAAGCTAAAATGACCACTAAGTTTCATTAATTAGTTGCCAATGGATTAGATGACTTAACTTTAATTTCTTCTATTTGTACTTTAAGTAATTCTATTTCTTTTTTATTAATTTGAATATTCATATGTCCATGTTTAACACTTAAAGCTTCTACCTTTTCTTCTAACACAGCTATCTGTGCAGAGTAATCAGTTGTAGATTTGCTTTCTAATACATTTATTTTTTCTGTAAGTTTACCATAAGTTGCAAACCCACCACCTATTGCAACTACTGCTGCAATCAATGCTGCTATTCCTGCTAATTGATCTTTAATATTTTTCATTATTTTTTTTTTTAATTACTTTTGTTAATACTTTGGCTTGACCTGCATGTAACTTAGATGCTTTCTTTAAACCTTTAATTACTTTATTTACTTTTGTTTTTTTATTTTTATCCATTTTTTAATACCTCTAATTCATTTAATAATTGTTGTTTTTTATCGTCTAATAATTGTAATTCTTTTTGTTTAATACCTATAATATCTTTGTCAGTATACTTAGCTAATGTTATATCAGAATATATTTTTCTATTATCTTGTATATCTAATTGATTTAAATATATAACTTTAGGTTTATAAAATTCTACGTTCTCATATACAGCTAATGATAACTGTTCTCCAATCATAACATCCATTTTAATAAGATTCTTAAGTTGTAAATTCTTTGAGGAATTTTTTATTTCTTTGTCAATTTTTGTCATAACTTTCTCCAGTTTTGCATTGATAGTTTTTTTCGATTGTACTTTTTTTTGTTTAATATTTTTCTTTGATGAAACAACGGATGTTGTAGTATTCTCGCTAGTAGATTCTTTTTCTTCTGGCTCTTCATTCTTTTCTTCTGCCATTTTTATAGGTTCTTTTGCAGTTGTTTCTTTAGATTCTTTTTGAGGAGATTTTGTTTTTATTATTGGTTCTGCTTGTATTTCTTTTGATTCTTCTTCTGGTGGTTCTTCCATAGCTTCCATAAAACTCATACCTTCTTTTTGTACCATAGCAACCATTTCTTCTTTTAATGTCTCAATCGGCATCTCTTCTATAATCTGTGATACCATCGGTGATTCCATTACAATAGCACCTGTAGTACGTGACGCTACTTCAAAAGTTATTTCTTTATTTTCTATACTAACTTCTAGTCTTGTGCCTTCTTCTAGGTTGCCAGATAATTTAAACTCTTCTTCTATCTTAGATTCTAGTCCAGATATAATATCATAAATCTCATTCTCTGTAAGATTAACTGTATCTAGTGCTTCGTTGATATCTTCTATTTCTTGTGCTGATAATGGCTCGTGATCATCTATTGGAAAATCTAATA